TTTCCTCTAGTTGCGCGGGGTATAGCCACAGGGCGATTTGATTATTTTTCATTGAACGGGGGGAGGGCCGAGCGCGCTCGGTTTAGAAAAACGTAGATGAAGACGTTCCGGCTTTCGCCGCCCGCTCACACCCGGCCCAATTTTCAGTTTCTGGTTTTCATCTTTTGGAACCACTCCGGGCGGGGCGATGTTTTCTAAGGCAACGCACCCGACCTCACAAACCCGACCATGCAGACGCGGAGGCCGTCGGCAAGCCGGTTCTGATTCTTCGACGGGGACGCGCCCGCGCCGGCGACGATAGCCGAGGGCGAAGCCGACGGCGCCGACGGTTAGCCCAGGGCGGCGGCGAGACTGCCCCCGCGAGACCGGGCGGAAATGACGGCCCCCACGGCGCGGCGCTCAATCGAGCCGTTAAGCTGGCGAATGACGGTTTCGAGACGAGCGAAGGCGGCTTCGTCGCCCCCGCGCGCGTCGATATGATAGGTTGCGCCGGAGCCCGCGCTACTGCCGAGGCGAGAATTCGGGATGATCCGGCCGGCAGTGTCGGGAATGAACAGCTCCGGGCCGCGCTCGCCGACAACAGAGACCTTGCCGAGGGGAGGCCGTCCGCCATCGGCGAAGAACCCTCCGAAGAAAGCCCCCATGCTTTTTGCCAGCGGTGCCGTGACCGCGTTGCGAAAGAGGATGCGCGCGAGGTCCATCGCGAGCCCCTTCAAAATGTCGCCGAGCTTCCCGCCTTGAAAAACGGCGTCTTCAAAGCTGCTCGAAATCGCTTCGCCGAATTCCCGGCCGGTCTTGCCGGCTTCCTTGTAGAGATCGCCGAGGCGCTTCTGTGTATCGGCGAGCTGTTGGTTTAGCTCGATACGTTGTTTGATGGCTTCGGGATCGTTGGGATCCTTGGAAACGCCCGCCATTTCCGCGAAGAGCCGGCCGGATTTATCCTCTAGGCCCGCGATGGCTTCGCTGCGGGAAACCGTCGCGGTGTATGCGCCCGTCATCGCCGCCGCAACTTCCTTTTCGGAATCGGCGAGCTGCTTGTTCATCGCGGCCATCTTATTCGCCGCATCTTTCAACTTTTCCTGCGCGGCCGTCTTCGCCGCGAGCTGCTGCACGCTATCAATCGAATTGGACTTGGCGAAAGTCTCGTAGCGCTCGGCTTCGGCCCGGAGGGATACGATTTGCTGAACCTCGTTTTGCGTGGCGAACGCCGCGGCCTTTGATGCGTCGGCGAGCTTCTTCCGGGCGGCGTCGATCTTGGCATCGAAGGCCGGATCGAGAGAGCGGGCGACGGCATCGGGGCTTTCTTGGCGGCTGAGGCCGGAGGTATCGTCGAATCCCATGAGACCCGCCGCGCCCGCGCCCACGGCTTGCGCCGACTGCACGCCGAAAGCGACGATGCCGGCCGTCATGCGGTCGATCCAGCCTTTGGCGGCGGCGAGGTTGTCGCGCATCGTGATAATCGAGGCCACCGTCTCGGCCGGCACGCCGGGGATTTTTTCGACGTTGTTGATGACGTAGCGGACCTCGTTGGAAACCGCCTTGAGGGCGTTCTCGACGCCGAGGAAGCCGAGCGCGAGCTTAGCCCCCGGCTCGGTGAAAGATTTTGAAGAGCGCGCAAGCCGGTTGTCGATCTTGCTGAACTCTTTCATGAACGCCGTCGAATCGGCGGTGATAATGGCGGAGAGAACTCCGATTGAACGAGCGGCCATGGTGGTTGGTTGGTTGGTTGGTCAGTTACCCGCGCGAGCCGGGATTTTTTACGATGCGCTTGAGAGCTTGTGCGATGCCGGCGGCGATACCCGCGGCGAGTTGATCGCCGACGGCGGATTGCGAGGACGCGAGGGCGGGGCGAAGGAAGGGCCGGGCGGCGATGAATCGAATCGTGTTCGCGGTCTTCTTGCGGCGACTCGTCCCTTTTCCGGGTGAGACGGCGTGATGGCCGAACTCCACCAGATGGCCGTAATTGGCGGGGGCGTCGGCTCCCTTTGCGCTCTCGCCCTTGCCGAGTCTCTTCCCGCCGCTGAAATAGCCGCGCGCCGGGCCGACCACGACGTAGGAGCCTCCCCGGCTCCCTTTCTTGACGACAGCGGCGATGCTGTCCCGCAGCGCGCCCGTGCGGCGCGGGACGTTGGCCTTTGCCGCCGCGATGAGCGGGCCGGTCGCGCGGCGCAAAGCAACGGCCATGACCTTTTTTTGCGTCTCCTCCGGCAGCTTCCGGAGCGTCGCGCGGATTTCATCCATCCCTTTGATCTGGAATTTAAGGGACACGGCGAGTCAACGGGTGAAGATGCGAAGCGCGGTGGCGCGGCGGTCTTCGTCGGGTCGGGTGGCGGGGGCTCGCGGGATGGCCGCGCCGGCTTCGTAGGCGGCAAGGGCGCGGGCGGCGAGCGTGGTTTCGAGGTAGGCGGGCTCGGTCACGGGGTTGACGCGGTGCAGGATCGCGGAGCGGATCGTGCGGACGGGGAGCGCACCGCGCTTTTCCCACGCCTGCGCGGCGGCGTCGCCGGCCCGAAGCTCAAACTCAAACGAGGTGCCGCTTATGATGCCGAGCCGCACGTTGGCTCTCAGGTCGCGCCCGGTCGTAGTGTCGGGGATCATGGCGGTAAAACTGAGGCCGGCCGCCGTTTCAATCAGGCTGAGATTTACGCCGGATCGGGCGAAGGTCGCGGCGTCGCGGTGGCCGACGTCCGCGAAAACTACCTGCTTGGCATCGGCGAGTGAGCGCGTGAACACGCCCGGCGCGAGGCGCTCAACGAAGGTCTTGCCGGCCGCGTCGCGTAGCGGGCGGGAGTCGCGAGCGAAGGGAATAAAGCCGGCGATGGCGCCGATGTAACCGGCGGCGCGCTGCGCGGCGGTGAGGGCGCGCGCTTCGATCTTGCCGAGCATGAACCGGGTTTCGCGGGCGGGGTTCATGCGGATTTTGCACGGAGTGCCGCCGCGAGAGCCTTGTGCGCGGCGCGCTGCTTCTCGGCTTCGTGGGCGGCGCGTTGCTCGGCGTTCATCGGGACGAAATCGCGCACGTCGTAGGGCTCGGAATCGGACCCGCGATGAATGTTGGCGAGCACGCAGGCGATGAGGGCGAACCTGCGGTCGGTGCGCTCTTCGCGCTTCTCCCATGCTCGCACCAGGCGGGCGAAGTCGACGGGCGTGAGATCGAAAAACTCTTCATGCGAGAGGTTCAGCTCGACGACCGCGAAATCTCTGGCGTCGAGCTGTGTTCGTTTTTTTCCGGGCGGGTCCCGGCGTTGATGGCATCGGCGAGGCTCCCGGCCAATAGCCGGCACTTCTCGCGATCCGGGGCGATGAGCGCGGCGAGGTCCTCCGGACCCGGGAAATCAGCCGCATCGGCGGGGGAGAGACACGCCCAGAGCCAAGCAACAAGTGCGGCGTAGGATTTGCGCGGCTTGCTCAGGTCCTCGAACTCGAAAGGAGCCGGCAGGGAGCCCATGCGAAAGAGGGCCCGCTGCGTGAATTGGAGATGGCGGGTGCGATCAAGTTGGATCGGGATGGCGGTCGCGGTGGTCATTTTTTGGCGGCGGGTTGCCGGCGGGGGCGGGTGGCGTTGCTGGAGAGGGCCTCGCAGCGGACGCCACGGGCGCGCCGGAGAGCGGTAGTCAAAGCGGAGGCCGCTGGAGATCTGTCGGCGGAGCACAGGTCCGGCATCATGCGCCGGCCGAGGGCGGCGGCGGCGGGCGCGAGGTCTTGGCGTGGTTTTGTCATATTCGGGTGGGTGGGAGGCGTTAAATTCGGCGGAAGAAAATTTTAGGATAATTCGAGATTGGGCTGCACTCGCTGGCGACGGCGTTGGGCGGCGGCGCGGGAAAGGTGACGCGGGAAAGGTGACGCGGGACCAACACCCCGCCCCCGCCGGCAATAACCTGAACCGCGCAGCGCGCCGGGCTGGCGTGCGCCATCCCTGCAACGCTGGCGGCTTCGCGGAGCGAGTGAGGGGGAAGACGGCGGGGGCGAGATTTCACGGCGGGAAACGGGCTCAGGACGCGAGCGCGTCCGCCATCACGGCAAACGCCTCGGGAGTGCGAACCCCGACGTCCACGTAGGCCGACGCACTCAGGACCACGTTGCCGGCAATCGCGTTGGCTTTGTCGTAAACTACAGAAACGTCGATGCCGTCACCCCAGAGGCCGATAATGAGCTCACTCATTTCGCCAAAAATAATGGCCGAGCAAACCCCGATTGACGAACCCTTGGTCAAGGCGTCGGGTGCGGAGGGAGTGACGCCGGCCGGATGGCCGAACAAACGATACGCCTCCGCCGGAGCCCAAATCGGCGCGGAGCCGGTGCCATTGATGAAGAGCGAGCGGAGTTTTTTACGGACCTTGGGCGAGAGAAGCCAAGCGCATTGGCCGCGGTCGGCTGAGGCGGTGCCGGTGACAGCAAACTCCAGGTCTTGCAAGTGCCCATAGGTCGGGGCGAGGCCATTGGTCCCGCCGACCACGGCGGCAACGTCGATCGTGTTCACGATGCCGAGCGGCTCATTGCCCGCTCCCGTGCCTCCGATAGCCACACGCTGGATTTCGGCACCGAGCGCCCCCATCAATTCCGCGCGAAGAAAAAGCTCGGCGTTGGGCTGCTGCGCGAGCAGGCGCAGGGATACGGTAAGAAACGCAGACACCCGCTTGGGAGTCAGTTCCAACGATGAAAAGATTAGGTCGACCTGCGAGCCGGCGGCGGTCTCAGAGAGCCAAGCGGCCGCGAGGCCGGGCTTTGCGCGCGGTAGGCCGGTGTTCTCGCGGAGGCCGCCGAACACCCGCGCGCCGAGCCCTTCCAGGACGAGGCCAGCTCTGAGCGCGGTGCCAATCTCAGGGACGAGGCGGCCGACCGTATGACCGCCTTGGGAGGCGGTGCCGGCGGTCATGTCGCGGGCTTCGTAAAACGGCAAAATGAGGCCGGCGGTCGAAACTTGGGATCCAAACGAGGCCCGCAACTCCTCTTGCGCGGCGGCTTGGCCGGCGCTCATGGACCGGGCGACTTGGCCAACGGAGGCCGAGCGGGCGATGGAGACGAGGGAGGGAAATTTTGAGGGCATGGCAGGCGGTGAATTTTGGTTTTGTGCGGTGCGTTGAGGAGGTCTCGGGGTGAGACTGCCCGCCCGGCCACGTGGCCGGACGGGCTCGCCAAACACCAAAGACCCTGACCTTTATCGAGCGGTCTCCGAAGCGCTCTGTCATGCCTGAGTTGATACGATTTGATGCTACTTAGTGCCAAGCGGGCGGGCGGGATGGCGCGCGGTTTCGAGCCAACCGGCCCGCCACGCAGCCACCTCGTCCCGATGCACGCGGACCACGCGGGAGTTTATGCGTTGCACCCTCAAGGAACCGGCGGCGACCGCACGCCACACGGTCCGCTTCGATAGGGCGTTGAGCAGTGCGACCTCCCCGACCGAGAAAAATTCAGCGTTGCCGAGCATGGCGGGGCGGCGTGGTTGGGGCGTTTTAGCTGTTGGCTAGCCGGAGGGCTTTCGCAAAGGCCGACTCGTTGCCCTCGCTGTCGAAGCCGAAGGATGTCTGATCGGCGTCGGGTTTGACTCTTATCCGGGTCCTGCTGGCCGCGCCGATCCCAAATTCTGCGGAGCAGCGGATGAACTGGCTCGAGACCTTGAGCCGCTGGCCCTCAAGCTTGTCGAGCTTCCGCTCGGCCGCCGAAGAGAGAATTTTGACCCGGCGAAATGCGGCGATCTTCGCGCTCAAATACAAATTTCTGGAATGCAGCTGACATAATTCCGCAAATAAGGGGGCATCAGATTCCCCGAGCGTTCCCAATCCGACCAGTTGTTCCCCGGACTGGAACCAGAATCGCCGAGCTTCCAGGTCGAGATAGCTAGGCGGCTCCCCCAACCCAATCACGGCCTGAGGCTCGGCGCGGGTGTCGATCTTGCGATGGCCGGGATTGCCTTGGAGGAGCTTCAAGGCGGATGGCTTAGGAATGCGTCCTTTCATAATTTTTCGATTGGGTGAACATCGCCGAGATCGAGGCCGAGGCGGGCGCTAAGCGCGTTTTCTCTTTCTAGGCACCCGATGAAAAAAAACGTCACAGCCCGGCGGGTAAGCGGCGAGAATAGACCCGGCCGGCGGACAATCGCGGCGGCGAGATGCTCGGCCTCGACGCGGTCCGCATAAAATCTGCATAGCCGGGTGAAGGCCCGGCGTGCGGCCGATGGGATCGCGCCCACGTGTGCCCGGTAGAATTCGCGCCCCCAGGTGCCCAGTCCATCGGGGTATTTTTCGGCGGCGGCGGCGCGGCGGCGGCGGGGTTGGGCAGGCGGGTGCATCATTGGGAAACCTCCGCGACGGGGGCGGCGGCGGCTCGCTTGGCCGCCCATCGCGTTTGAACCAGTGCGCGCATTTTGGCCGAGCG